CATACGAGATGCCTAAGTGGCTGGAGTTCAGACGTGTTCTCTTCCGATCTGCACCACTAAGTGAAATAGTACGTGCTGTAGCAAGCTTTGTAGCTGTACCAGCGTTACCACTTACGTTTCCAGTAACATCACCTGTCACGTTTCCTGTAACAGCACCAGTTACGTTGCCCGTCAAGTTACCCGTGAAGCCACCACCAGCGTAGATGCTTTGAGTACCAGAAGACCAGCGGTCATTGGTTTCATCCCACAGCCACGACACATTAGCAGAGGTGCCACGTTCAATCTCGATGCCAGCATCCTGCGAAGGTGTACCAGTTTCATCAGCATTCAGAACGATGGTGTTGTCACCAATGTTAACTGTGTTGCTGTTGACAGTGGTAGTGGTACCGTTTACAGTCAAGTTGCCGCCAACGATAAGATCAGATGTAGTTTGCAGCGAACCCGGAAGCACAACTGCGCTGGGCAGGCTAAGCGTAGGAGTAGAGCCTTCACCACCGCTAGAAGTCACAGTGATTTGGTTAGTTGTGCCACCAATACCAGCAACATAGTCGCCCGTAGTATCTGTACCAAGTGCCACAGAGTTAGCTTGAATGGCTGTTGTGATAGTAGCATTAACGGAACCGTCGAAGCTCACAGAGCCTACAACATCACCTCTTAGTGCAATAGTACGAGCGGTAGCAAGCTTAGTGGCAGTAGCAGCATTACCTGTTAGAGCACCAGTTACGTTACCAGTTAGGTTGCCAGTAATGCCACCAGAAGCAGCGAGAGTAGTGAAACTACCAGTTGAAGGAGTAGTAGCGCCAATAGAGGTACCATTGATTGTACCACCAGTGAATGTCACAGAGCTAGAAGTCAATGCTGCAGTAACAGAAGTAGCATTAACCGTTGTGAATGTAGCTGCAGCAGCAGTTGTAGCACCAATCGTGGTAGCATCAATGGCACCACCATTAATGTCAACAGTAGCGAAGGTAGAAGTGCCAGCCGAGGTGATGTTACCAGTTACATTAGCAGTCACGCCACCAGAAGCAGCAACAGTAGTGAAACTACCAGCAGCAGCAGTAGTCGCCCCGATTATAGTGTTATCAATTGTACCAGCGTTAATGTCAGCAGTATCAGCAACAAGAGAGTCAATGTTAGCCGTACCGTCGATCCACAAATCCTTAAACTCAAATGTAGTGCTACCCAAGTCAACAGTGTTATCTGTTTTTGGCAATACAGTTGTAGCAGAAATGACAACATCTTGAGTAGGACCAACCTTAGTTACAGGTGCGCCGCTACCGCTTGTGCCATCGTGAGTGTGGCCTGTGCTTGCGTTAAACGCTGTTTGAATAGCGTTAAATTCTGCATCAAGATCGTCTGCACTAGCAGCTTTGCCATTAGCAATGTTATCCGCTGTATCAGCGCGAGTGTAACCTGTCATTGTTGTTTACCTTATTGTCTATCTAGTGGCATAAACTCAATGATTGCGGCATCAAGAGTATGCGAAGGATTTGTAGTGTTGTCGTCAAAGCGGACAGCAAAAGTTTTACCTGAACCAATTAGGTGATTTGAGTAGACACGATCTAGTTCACCACCGTATGTAAAGCTACCCCAAATCAGTCCCGGATCACCCCAAATAGGAACACCACCACCTGTACTGACAATGCTAAACACAGGAGGCTGAATTACAGGCTTATTGTTGATCCTATTGAAGTCATATTTAATGCCACACTGAATGTTGAAGTTACCCGTTGGTGTAACATACAGCGTCATGCGGTACAGAGTTTTACGTAGCTGTGGGTCAGTAATTGGCATGTAAGGAGATTCATAGATAGCTTCAATTTTAGCTCCGTCAAAGCTGCTACCGTTTTCCATTGTGTACACGTAGCCATCGTCGTTGCCAAAGTACACAGATTCACCAGATTCGCTATATTTGCTGTCCACTGAATATGCTTTGATTCCACGAATAGTTGCCCACTCAATGCGAGACGAGCCTTGGTCACTAAACTTTGTAGCCAGCAAGCCACGATGGTTAGCAGAGCTATCAGAGCTAATGTAAGCGAATAGCCGATATTGAGCTTTACCACGAATGACGATGCTGCTATACGTAGTAGTTGAGTCAATAACTACCCGTGCATCTTTCTCAATGGGAGCAGAAGCAATCTCAAGTGCGAAGTCGTCGTTGCGATCAGTAGCACTAAGAAGCCGAAGCCCATCAGGTGCAAGATACATAATGTCACCACCAACTTCTTGGATAGTGTCACCACTTACACAGCCAATGTCTTCCGTGATGGGTTGCAAGTTGAAGTCTGCAATGGTGTTACCTACAAGCTGCAGAATCTTGTTACGAGCAAACACAACCAGAATGTCGCGGAATACAGCAAGACCTGTAATAGTGTGTCCAATGTCAACTACACCAGCACCAGCAGCAGGAGTGAAGTTAGCTTCATTGTAAGGAGCACTAAAAGATAGCATAGTACCTTTAGCGTAGAAGACGTGGTTCTTGAAAGCTTTGATGTATTTTGCACCTTGTACTTCTGCAGGAGCACCAGTCAAGAATGTCAAGGTGTTAGTGGTGTCGTTAAACACAGCAGGATAGTTGACGCCATCTACAAAAGCTACCTTGTGAATATTACCAAAGTTAAACTCTTCGTGGCTAATCTTTCCGCCGAGGCTTGCAGCAGTACCAAGAGAAGTCCAAGTTGTGCCTGTGCCAATGTAGTATTGTGTAACTGTACCGTTGCTACGTGCTGCGATAATTTCACCAGCATTAAGTAGCTTAACACCAAGAATAGCCCCAGAGCCTGTTACAGCAGTGGAGCTAAACTTAGTGTAGCCAAGAAGCTTACGATATCCACCTTCTCGTGCAGGCTCATAGTTCTGCAGAATTGTAGCAGAGCCTACTTTGTTAATACCTTGTTGCAGTGGACTCAGGTTACTAACCAAGCCACCACGAAACTCAATAGGAAATGTCTGCCACGTTGTAGGCATTAGCTCACTCTCAAATAGTTGCCATAGTTTCCACGGCGTTCAATCGCTGTTGTACGTACATAGTCAGTGCGGTTGATGTAGATGGTACGCATCTGCTCAATGCCTTTCTTAAACTTGTCCAGAGTAAGAGTTGCATCTTGTGTGTTGCCACGGAACAGATATGCGTAGTACATTGCACCATCCGTGATTACTGCACGAAACTGCTCAGGAATAGTAGGAACGTCTGTAGCTGCATCAAGGTCCACAGGAAGAGAGTAATACTCATATACTACTGTGTAAGCCTTATCAGGAGCAGGAACAAGACCGTACTTAAGGTCAGGTGTACGGAATACGTAACGAGGTAGCCCGACGTTAGAGCTTACAGAGTTATACTCCTGATCAATATGTTTGTCAAGGTATTCTTCATACGAAATAATGGAAAGGCGCGAGGTTTCGCTATTCAGTGCAGTGCTAGCTTTAATACGGAAGGTATCCATGTCTACTGTTTTAGTTGTAGCAGGAAAAGCGTAACGTGTAGTAGAAGCAGTTAGCGTCTCTTCAAGTGTGTGGTGATTAAAGGGCCACTCAAACTGTTCAAAGTTAATCTGACGAATGGCGCTGTTTACAGCTTCCTTAGCGGTAGTGTAAAAGCCTGTAGCTGTAGCAAAGTTAGCAGACGATAGTGGCACCTCATTTAGACGTGCGTTAACATCATTAACTAGGCCAAGAAAATCGTAGCTGCTCATGTTGAAGTGTCCTTAAAGTGAGAAAGGGGCCGCTATCATACAATAGCAACCCCTCAATTAGTATTAGCGATATTAGTCGAGCAGGTTGCGGTCAACCGAGGCAGCTTGTGCAACCGAACCATTAACGTCAACGATAACAGCCCAAATGCGACCAGCGATAGTACCCGGAGAGCCTGTGATGGAGGTCGTAGCATCAATAGTGTCAGCAGCAGCAATAAAGCCCGGAGTAACGCCAGCTTTCACAGTGTTAACAGCAGCAGCGTCAAACGAGGTAGCAGCCATGAAGGTTGTAGTACCATCGCTCACAGCTACCGTGTACGTAGTAACGTCAGGAACAGCTTGCAGGTTTTCAAAGCCAGCGGCCAGAACGATAGTGCCAGCCGGAACAGCAGGACCAACAGCAGTACCCGAAGTAGCAGCCAATGTGACATACTTTTCAACGACCACTGCGCTATTGCGAAGGGATTGGGAGATAGACATTTAATTTTCCTTTATGTCATTAGAATAGTTTAGATAAGTGATAGCGTTAGCAAGGAGAGTAGTGTTGTCTTTTAACAACCCAAGAGCATGATTACAGCTACTACAAAGAAGACCACGAATAGCACCAGTGGTGTGACAGTGATCAACAAACAAACGAGAGCTTACTCTTGAGTTATTAGAGTCCGTAGAGCCACAAATAGCGCACTTGCCGCTCTGCTTTGTGTTAAGCTCTTCGTACTGCTCTATGGTAATACCATAGTGCCGTTTAAGATCAGCTTTACGCTTACGCGGTTCGTCACAAGTTTTGCACTTAGAGCGCATAGACACTCCGCCTATACAACGAGAATCTCTTTCTTTTGCATAATGCTCTTGTGTTTTGTGCTCTTTACATACTGTACAAACGCGACCCTTTGCATACTTGTGATCTGGTGGCAACTCTAGTTTACTCATGCTATTCCTTAGCAAAATGGATAAAGTAGGTTCTTATGTTTCTACTTTATCCATTGTTATCAGTTACTTATCAAGCAAGGTTGTACTTTGCTGTGGTGATTGCCTCGCTCCGAAGGATTTTTCTGCCGTACAGGTGCATACCACGAACAATGTCAGCAAACGAGTCGGGATCACGATACTTTTCAGTTTTGTTGATCTGTTCTGCAGTTGCAACAGCCGAGTCGTGACCAGCAACGATAACACCGTAGTTAGCGTTTTGGTTAGCAACACCAGTCGTACCCGGACCAGTACCAACTTTCGGCAGGTTGTTCGAGATATAGACGCGGAAGCCGTGGAAGTTATTCAGCACCAGACCGTTACGCAGAGCGCCCGAATCACCGAAGTCAGCATTCAGGAAGCGCGAATCTTCGTCACGCAGGACTTCCATCATAACGGGGTCGATAATCAGCCAGCGGCCAGCCGAGTCAACGTTCTGTTGGTCGAGCAGACGAGCCATACGCGAAACCAGCATAGCAGGCGACACATATTCGGTCGGCATCGACGTAGCGCCCGGAAGACGAGCAGCAACAGGAATGGAATGCTCACCAGCCGAAGCGGTAGTGATGTTACCAAACGAACCCTTTTTCAGTTTCATCTGAGTCAGAAGTTCGTCAGTGCCAGCCGAGGACACAGCTTTGGTGCCGTTAGTAATGTCGTTAACAGCGTCAGCATTGACATGCAGAGCCGATTGCTTGTAGCCCGACAGGTAGCCGAGAACTTCTTGGTCGTACTGGTCAGCAAGGCGATAGGCAGCGCGATTCGTGGCGAGGTCCATGAAGTTCACATGCGAGTGTGCTTCTTCAATGTCGTCAACTTTGAATGCGAAGTAGTTCGACTTGTCAATGACCAGCGAGAAGTCTTCATCGTTCAGGTCTTGTGCTTGAATCTGAGTGCCACGGCCATACGCCGACACCGAGATTTCCGGCTCTTTGATGATGCGAACAGTATCGCCTTGGGCCGAGATTTCACCGAAGTAATCCGAGTTAGTCACAGCTTGTGCGACAGTCTTTTTACGGAAGGCGAGTTGAACTTTTTTCGAGTAAATTACCGAACTGAAATTACCATTCGGAAGATTGCCCCAACCGGGTGCAGCTTGAAATGCCATTGTATAAACTCCTATAGATGGCTGTATTTGTCATGTTGCCCCGGTGCTCTCATATCACT